GATTTTGTGTCTCATTAGGACTGCAGAATTATTTGCTCTACCTCTTTGTGGATGTTTCTCCCACCATGCACCACTTTTACAACTTATCATTTCTTCATCGGTTGCAGAGAACAAACAAATTAATGCTGCTCTACGAATACCACCGGCTAATACTGCATCTGCAATATGGCAAACCATATCATGCACTTCAATAGGTGTCAATTTATCTGCATCATTTTTTGCATCTAATATACCTTCTAATTTTATTAAGCACTCTTTGAGAGGTTGAGGACCTGGTGCTTTACCGCCGGAAGTTACAAGTCTTGCACCCTTTGCACGAATATCTCTGAAATCAAATACCGGTTTACTTCCACCAAAAAAGTATGCTTTGATTAAAACTGAAATCGCATCTGCCCAGCCCTCAATAGAATCACCAATAAGAAATCTTCTTGTCTTATCAGCATTTGGTTTTCTGATTTCAGGTAATTGTTCTACATGATGTTTTTGTACTGAATATCCTACGCCCGTCCCACCTAATAGTAGAAACATAATTTCTGCAAATACTCTATAATCATCAATCGGTGCAAAAGCACAATTGTAAATTCTATTTGGACTTATTTCAATTGGTTTACCTGCGAATTGCATAGAACGCATAGAAGGTAAAACTTTTTTATCAAATACAAATTTATAATTTTCTTTAATTTCTTTTTTTAGATTAGGATATTTTTTTATATGCATTTCCATATTACGGGTAACTAATTCCGTCCATGTTTCTCTTCTTTTCAAATCTGGCCTGTACTTTGCGTACTTCATATAGACCGTAACGTCCGATAAAATTCTTTGTGAAATATCCATTTTTTGTAAATTTTGTATTTTTTAATGTTGGTATTTTTTCTCTGAAAAACCAGAAAATGTAAAGATATATATAAGGTATGTTGGACTATAACCTCATTTTCTTTAGTAAATTTTATAGAATGTTAAAAAATATTTTTCTCCGATTTTTTTTGTTTTAGTATACTTATTATCCCATATTTTCTACATATTTTTTATGTAATAATTTCTTTTCTAAGTTTTCTCCTTCCTTACTATCTTTCACCGCTGCCATACCATCTACTGAAGTGGCTGCAAACACATTCATAATACCATGAAATGTATCAATCTTTGCAGGAAACGTCATACCATCGGGTCCAAAACGATTCTTAACTATGTGAACACGACCTGTATTTGATAGTTTATCTTTGGTTTTTCTACTTACACTCATAATAAAGTCCGCTGTTTGAACTTTCTTATAGGAATCACCTACCGAGTCCGCTTGAATAACTTCGTGTTCAATTGCTGCTCTATTTGTTTGTGTTGCTGTCCAAATCGGAATTCCCGTCTCACCACTCAGTCCTCTTAATTCTTCGTAGATACCACCCAACTCTGCGTATAATCCATCATTAGCTCTATTTGCCGATTTAAGAAGGTCAGCGTAATCAATAATAATTAATTGTGGATTAAAACCACTTGCTCTCACTTTATCAATATGTGCTGATAGGGTTTTTGCCGATGCAAATTGTGGTGGATAGTATTTAATCTTTACTCTACCTGGCGTTTGTTTTACTTTACGAACAATATCATCTTTTTTTACCTTTTGGTCGGCAGTTGTAATATTAGTTAGAATCGTAATATATCTTTGCCCTACATAATTTTCAGATAATTCCAAAGTGTAATGTAAAACATTTGCACCCCTTTGTAATGCTGAACATGCTATTTTGGATAAGAACCAACTTTTACCTATACCAGAGGGTGCCATTACTACACCTAATTCGCCTGGTCCTAAACCACCATCCATTAATTCATCAATCACATCCCAACCTGTAGAAACGGAATTTCTTTTTACATCATCCAATATACTTTCAAAATCCTCTACAAAATCCAAACCCAAATCATTCTCAACACCTACTTTAGATGCTGCGGTCATTGTATCAATAATCTTATCGTATTGACCGGATTTTAAAAGGTCTACTGATTTTAATAATGCCTCTTTTACTTTTTGATTTTTTGCAAAAGTAAGGTATTCATTCTTTACATAAGGTAAATCATTTGCTCCTATTAGCAAATAAACGGACTTTAATTGTTCAACTACAGTCTGTTTGAGTAATTTATCTTCAATATCACCAACTTTTATTTTGAAAACCTCCATTGTGGGTGTACCACGATACTTATCAAAATAAGTTTGTGTCTCATTTACAATCCATTGATTTGCTTGAGATTCAAAAAAGTTAGGTTTAGTAATTTCGTTTACCTGTTCTAAAAACTTAACGTCTGTGATTAGTGAAGCAACAACTTTAGATTGATACGATTGACCATATTTTACCAATGTATCTACTGCTTCCATTATTTTCTTTGTTTTTCTTTAAGTTTTTTTCTTTTAAGTTGCTTTTCTGCAATTGTTTCGGATTTTTTTTCTTCTTCAACTTCTTGCTTTTCTGTTTTTACATCTCTAAATTTTTCTTTCCATTCCGATTTAGAAGTATATTTCCATGTAAGACCAACCAATTGTTCAGCCTGACTATCTTCAACTCTAATAATTGTGCCTGTTTTTTCGTTTTTAATACATTTCATAATTTTAAAATTTTGCTATATGACCAAATGTTGATTGTAACCAATCATTAATATCTTTAAATGAATCTACAACACCAGCTTTTAATCCAACTTTAAGAAAACCTTGCTTGTCAAACTTTGGTGTCACTTCATCATATCTATCCATAATTTTCATACGAAGATTACCACTAAACTCTGGCTCTGCCAACTGCATTAATTTACGATTTCTTTCGCAAATTTCCAAATTACTTTCAAATAATTCGTGTGCTTTAATTTTCTTATCCAATCCTTTTACATATTCCAACATACTTTCTGTTGAGTGATAAGTTTCCTCTGCAAGAATTGGAAATGCTTTAATAATTGATTTAATACCTAAACCATTTACACCACTAATGTTATCCGATTTATCACCATCAATCATACGAAAATTAATAAAGTTATGTGGGTGAATACCAAATTCTTCCAAAACTACTTCTGGTGTATATACTTTCTTTTTAGAGGGTGAATATACTGAAACATCTTTATTTACCAATTGTAAAAAATCCTTATCAGAGGACATTAATACAACTTTCTCACCATCTTGTCGAAGTTGAGTTGCAATATAACCCATTACATCATCTGCCTCAATACCATCATATAACATAATAGTAACGGGTAGATATGATAAAAGGTCTGCCAATGCTACCATTTGCCTTCTCATAGAGATTTGTTCATCCTCAGGATTCATATCTCCACCGGTGATAGCACGATTAAGTCGGATTTTGTTTTTAGCTCTATCCGCCTTATATCCTGCGTAAATATTTTGTCTGCTTTTTGCACCACCTTTACCATCAAAAGTTAAGATAACTCTTGTTGGATTAATCATACGGATAGCGTAGCCGATACTTTTAAGTGTACCGACTATGCCTCCTATATGGTCCCCATTATCATTAAGATTTGGTGCGGTGGACCAGGAACGAATGAAGGTATTAAGACCATCAATAATTAGGGTTTTGGAATTTTTGTGTAAAGAACCAAAACTTTTATGTTCCTCATCTATTTGCTTTAGTATATCTAAATACTTTTTATTAATCTGACTCATTTGCTACATCCGTTGTTTCATCAACTTCCTCTGAAGCGGAATTTTTGTATTGTAATATGCAAACCTCACATATCTTACGATAAATTTGGTCTTTTATATCTTCGTTTTTAAGAATTTCTGAAAAATCTTTTGATTGAAATTTAATTACTTCACCTGTTTCTGTATCAATATATTCATACCATGCCCCTGATTGCTTTACAAGCTTATTATCTTTCATTACACCCAACCAACTTCCATAGTTGTCAATTCCTCTATCAAAGAAAATAGAGAAATCTGCGTGTCTTAAAGGCGGTCCTAAACGATTTTTTACAACTTGTGCTCTAACTTTAATACCAACAATTCTATCTGCAATCTTTAATTGCCCCATAGACTTAAGACGTAATCTTACAGAGGAATGAAATGCTAATGCTTTTCCACCCGATGTTGTCCAAGGGTCACTAAATGCCATTGCGTTCATTTTCTGACGAAGTTGATTAGTAAATACTAAACAAATGTTTTGTCTACCAATCATATTCGTAATCTTACGCATTGCTTTTGAAATAATAATTGCCTTATCAGTAGCGTAACCATCTTTATCATAATCGGCTTCTAATTCTTTCTTTGTAGATGCTGCTGCAACAGAGTCAACTACAATACTTACCAATCGGGTCTTATCAGAAGTCCTAATCTTTTCAATAATAGTTTCACAAGCTTCAAAAATACCTTCGACCGTATCTACCGAAACATACAATAATTTAGAAATATCAACACCGATTGCTTCCAAAAATTCCCTATTAACGGCAGTTTCTGTATCAATCAATACGGCTACTCCACCTTTCTTTTGTGTTTCAGCTAACAGATGGGCAGAGAGCAGAGATTTTCCACTCTGCTCTAAACCCGTAATTTCTGCTATACGGCCAACAGGCAAACCACCATAAGGTCTATTAGAGATTGCTACATCCAAAAGAGCGTTACCTGTCGATAACCAATCTTTTACGTTAGTTGGAGCATCACCCCCACCATCCGTAAGAAAGTATGCAATTCTACCATCCTTATTTTGTTTGTTTAATGAATCGGCAAGAATACTTGCCAAGTCCTCCTGTACTTTAGCCATAATTGTAACTTATTAGTTGTTAAATAAATCATCGAATGCCGATGCTACATCATCTGCTTTTTTAGCAGGTGCTTCTTTTTGCCAAGGAAGGTCACCAAATTCTTGTGTACCACCCATATCAACTGATACCTCAGATTGCTTTTTAGCAACTGGTTGGGTTTTTGGTTTTGGTGCTTCTAATTCCTCAACAATTTCATCCTCTGATGCTGCTGCACCTGGATTCAACCAATTTTCCAATACTGATTTTAGTTCAGCGTAAGATAACTCCTGATACAATTCAGTAATGTTCTTTTGATTTTCCAACAATTGTTTTACAATAGCTGGGTCATCTGAAAGTTTTGTTTGGGTTGGTTTAATACGGATTGCAGTTGTTGGATATGCTGCATTTGATTCTTCGGCAGATGTTACATCCAATACGATATCTCTACCGGTCATTGGGTCTGTAATATCTCCGTAATCAGGATCAGCGATATATCCTAAAATGTCCTGATAAACTGTCTTTCCAAATCCCCAAAACTTAACACCGTCGTTTTCTTTACCTCTTACGATAACTGGTACGAAAGTTCTCAATTTTGGTTCCATCTTTTTACCTGCTTTCCAATCATCAGTATCACCTGTCCTTTTGAGTTTTTCTGCAAACTCAACAATCGGGTCAGGTCTACCAAATGACATTGGTGACAAGTAAGTCTTGTTGTTGATGTTGTAATGGAAATAGAGTTCGATAAACGGAATGTCCTTATTAAATTTGTAAGGAACGATACGAATTAACGATTTTCCGTTTGCTGGCTTCCAAATGGAGTCAGACTTTTTTGTGTTGCTTTGCAAAGAGTTAAATCTCTTTAGCGCCAATGAAATGTCCATTGTTTTTAGATTTTAAGGTTTAAAAAATTGTTTAAAGTTTAAGGTTTAAGTAGCTACTACCTACATAACTAAATATAACCTTTTTGGCTTTTTACATAGTAAATATACGACTTTTTTTTGAATATACCAAATTTATTTTGCCCATTTTTCTCTTTGTACCATTTGAGCTATTATACCATAAACAGATAGGTCTTGATAAGTATCCTGTATAGATTCTCCTACTTCATCGGGCTGACCTAATACAACCATTTGTTTTAATCTTTGTACTTTATCATTGATTCTAAACCAAAGACCTGTTAAGGATAATTTGATATCCTCTTTTGTTTTTAACGCCGTACCTACCGATATATTAGCTGGCCCGTAATTTCTTTGTTTTTTACAGAATGTTTCATACATTTCGGCTTGTATTTTTTTGAACTCATCCATCATTTCTGGATATTCTCTTTCGCAAAATTCAATTGCTGATTCTTCTTTCATATAACCTAATTTTTATTTATTTCCAAAATTGATACCACTTTTTCTTTTTAGGTGGAAGACATTGACTAAATGGATTATCCCCAAATGATACTTTACCATAATACTTAGAAGTCATAAGATTTAAAAATACTTCATGATATTTTTCATCTACAGTATCAAAGTCAGCACTTATTTTTACTTCTAATTCAATCGGTTCTTTTTCCCCATTAATAAGAACTAAAGTTTCCAATAATTCAACATTTTTAGATGTTTGAATATTGAGGTTTGCACCTCCTCCTAAAAATATTTCATCCTTTTTCTTCATAACTTATTTTTTACTATCCCAATAAAATTCTCTAATAACTCCACCCAATTCCATATCGTTAGGGTATTTTTCTATTAAATATTTTGGTATTGCCAATAATTCCCTATCAGATTGATTAGATTGAAGACATTGTTTTGGTTGAAAACAACCCTGTCCTGCTCCTTCTACATATCCAATTCTATAATCAATATGTGTCTGAACTTTGTATGGACTTGTTTTACCACAAACTACACAAGTATCATATTCTGAATTTTGTTGTTTAGTGTTTTCACCAACCCCTGTAACTAAATTGTTTTCATCTATTGTAAGACGAACATGCTGTGCTCCCATAAAATTGTATTTTTTATTTATATAATTGTAATAATGATGTTTTTTTCTGCCATTGTAAAGAAAAAACGCAATGTAGATATCAAACCACCACTCTAGCTTTTTTAGTAACTTTTTCATTTAATTTATCTTTTAATTTCATTAGTAATGCACAAGTTTCATATTCCTCAAATTCAACAAGAATATTCATTTGTTCATCTAATAATTCGGAAAATTCTCTACTATCAATTGAAAGGGTGATAACCGATACATGGTGTACAATAATTTTCGCAAAATCTACCTTTTTCTTTTTATGGGTAATTCCGTAATCTATTGCATGTACAATAGCTTTAGAGATAGGGCATTTATAATCCCTAAAAACTTCATTTGGTTCTTCAACCTCAATTTGTACAGGTTGGAATTTCTTTATTTTTCTTGCCATTACACTAATATAAGAAAAATTTTTTAATATTCCAAATTTCCCTCAGTATTAAAATTTTTAAAAACTTTGGTTGGTATTTTTTTATACCCTATGTTTGATGTTGTTAATATACAATTACGGTACTCTTCCCAATCAATTATATATGAATTATCTATCTGTCCACCTGTTTTGGACTTAACTACTTCGTTAAGTGCGTTGATTGTGTATATTGTATTTGATTGCTTCTTTCTGTGAACAAGTATCGTTTTCCATTCAGAAGGTATTGCTGCTGAGCCCTTTTCGACATTAAACGTAATGAACACTTCTTCTGGTTTTAGTTTACTTTCTAAAACAAAAATGTTTGGGTTAGTCAGGGTGTAGTTTTGGATTATAAATTCGTATGATTTATCTAAACTCTCCTTTGTCGTAAATAAGCAAAGTAGTTGTGTGTTCATTTATTATCTTTTTGAGTCAAAACATTTTTGCATTTCAGTTGACCATGCCAATGTATTTGATGTTGTTCCTGTAAGACCTTGTTTGGACCTAAATGCTTTTGGTGAAATTTCTCTTCTTTTTTTATCTTTATCCACCATATATAAAGCAACAACTTTTCCAGTAACAATTTTTGGATTTTCTTCTGAATAGATATATCTTTCATCATCAAAACCCACAACAAAATGGTCTTGTAATTCTTGTGTATTTTTTACACCCAAACATTCCTTAATTTTTTGTGGTGTTATTGCAATACCTTCCATTGCCAAATGTGTATTTCTTTTTAAATATTGATGGTAATCTTTATCATTTTTTGGCAAGTCAATTTTATCCAAGTGTAACGCATCTTTTGCATCTTCAAACCCTAATAACGCTCCTACCGTTGTTTTTTTACCAGTAGCAGTTTTTGCTGGTATTTTTTCTAAATTTTTAAATACTAACCTTTGTTTTTCCAATGCTTGCTGTCTCAAAGCTGATAGTTTTTCAACACTTTTTAATGTTGGTGGGACGGGTTTACCACTATCTGTTAGTTTTTTTCTTTGTTTTACGGCTGCTCTTTCAATAATTTTTCTTTCATCAGTACTAACAGCTTGTGGATTATTTTTTGAAACATTACACAATGTTATAAATGGACTTGCGTTAGTAACTTTTAATTTATTCTTTTTATCTTTTAACCATTCAGTATTAAACCAATCCATATATTGCTTTCTTCCTATAGCACCAGCTTTATTTGCTTTATCAACTTGAGATTTAATGTTATCTGGAACATCAGGATTTTTCATTAAGCTTTTTACATCCTCTTCACCATATAAATCTAATGTATCTGAAATATATTTTTCAGCTTGTAGTTCTTCTTTTGATTTTTTTCTTTTTATTCCTGATACTTGCTCTGCTATTGCTACCGATTTTGCATCCGCTTTACCCTGTCCTCTAACAACTTTACCAAATGTATCTTTATATTTTGCATA